TCCATCGTGTAGAGGACAGTCAGTTTGATGTTTCCCGTTTTTGTCGTTGTGCCTCCTGCCGTTGCGGATACCTGGATCGTGTCTTCTGCCGCAAAAGCCTTCTGCGACCCGCCGGCAACCGAAAGACGTTCGATACCACCGGCCTGTCCGATGTTGGATTGGCTGATGAACGCTTCCAGGGCGCCCGTGTAGCCGACGCTCAACAGGAGATCGGCCCCGCCTGTGAGGTCCGCTGCATCAAGGATTACGTCAAGCAGCGTGGACCCCGCCGGCATTTTTATCATGTGGATGATGTCGCCGGTTTCAAGCACGTTGGAAATCGAGAACGATGAAGACGCGGAGCAAAGGCCAATCCCGGCCCTTGCCGAACGTCCACTCCCGACCGCCGTATACTCCGAATAAAACGGCGATGAAGGAGTCGCGCTCGGAGTCGCCGACGGGCTGGCGCTCGGAGTCGCCGACGGCGAAGCAGAAGGACTCGCCGAAGGGGTTGCCGACGGCGAAGCCGAAGGAGTCGCTGAAGGCGAAGCACTCGGCGAAGCCGAAGGAGTCGCTGACGGCGAAGCCGAAGGCGACGGGGATTCCGAAGCCGACGGAGAAGCGCTTTCTGAAGCGGAAGGAGAGGCTCCCATATTCTCGCCCTCCTATGCGTCGAACGTGTAGATCGCGGTGAGCTTGATCGCCCCGAGAGTCGTGTCCGTTGCTCCTGCCGTTGCGGATACCTGGATCGTGTCGTCGGCAGAGAACGTCTTCTGCGATCCCCCGGCAACCGACATCCTGGCGATACCACCGGCCCGTCCGACTGTTGATGCGTTGATGAAAGCCGTGAGCGCACCCGTGTAGCCGACGCTCAAGGTCAACGCTGCGGAAGCATCCATCGCCGCCGCGTCGAGAATGACTTCCAGCACGGTCGCCCCGGCGGGAATCTTGACCATGTGGATCACATCGGCGGTCAGGAGTTTCGCCAGAGTGGTGTAAATCGCCGAGACAGAGCAAAGGCCAATCCCGGATCTCGGCTGGATCCCGGAGTTGGCCGCGCAATCGGAGGAATAGAAAGGCGTGGTCATTTTTTCCTCCTATTCTTAGTGCGACGTGGCGTAAGTATCAAGAGCGATCACGCCGAAGTCTTTGGAGTTGAAGATGGACTTCTTGATGCCGAACATCGACCCTGCGGCCACGCCGAGTTGATTCCCGTAGTCGAACAGTTCCTCTTTCCAGGAATACCGCGACACGGTTTCGCCGCCGCCGTTGCCGAACGCGATCGCGCCGGCCTGTGCGCCCAGGAACAGCGCCCTTGCCGCCGGGAGGTTCCCGCCCGCTCCGTAATCCGAGAACCGGACCACGTTCCGGTGGACGTGGATCACCACGTTGTTGTACATTCCGGCGCCCCCCACGAAGATCGGGCTTCCGGTTCCCAACTTCGCGGCGGCGGCTTTCTGGATGTCGAGCCACTGGCCGGTGTTGGTATTGATCCGTAGATCGGTCGCCTGGTACGGATGGATCATGAGAATATAATGCTTTTCCCCGTCAACCATGATCGGCTGGATCATCGGATCGACGGTTTGCGCCTTCTCCACCAGTCCGTCGATCTCCGCGAGGTCGAGCTTCGCGGCTGTCGTGATGGTGGCTTTCGCCAGGTTGTCCGCGTACTGGATGTGCGCCGCATCCGGTGCCGACAGCGAGTTCCCGGCGAATGACGTGAACCCGATCGGGAGGGTGTACGTGGTGTCCACGCCACGGGCGCCCGAGAGGTAGACGAACAGCAGTTCGTCGAACCGCTCCGCCCACCATGTTGCAAGCCCTTCACGCGCTTGCTTCCTCATGTCGTATGGCACCCGTTGTTCCGATGCCTTCCCTTTCGACCTTACCGCATGGCGGAGTTGGTCGATCAGTATGGCATCATCGTAATACACCAGGGCTTCCTCGTTGCCTTCGAGGGTGTTGTCCCCGGTGACGCCGGCCCCGCGCAGTTTCATCCGAAGACCGTAGGTCACTTTGTCCCCGGCGTTCTTTTCGAGGTCCGTCTTCTTTTCGATGATGGACCCGATGAATTTGCCGAAGTACATCTTTTTCGCGGCTTCGACCGCCAGCGAAGTGCTCCATCGCTTGACGGCTAAAGCGTGGTTTACCCCAAACTCGGTGAGGGCCATATCTTTTTAGCCTCCTGTGTTTTTCTTCATAGTTCCCCCGAAAGCCACTTCTCTTGCTGTTCCGGAGGGAGCTTGGCGTAATCAGATTCGGTTTCGACAGCCAATTTCCCTGTCGGCCCTGCTCCGGGGAGTTTGGATAGATTCGTTGGTGGTTCCACGATTTTGAACTTTTCCATGAGTTGCTTCGTCACTTGTTCCGTGATTACCGGGGTGAGTTCCGCCGTGACCTTCGCCCGGATTGCGTTTTCATCCGGCTTGGAAATGTTATCGGAGATCATCTTGAACAGCTTCGGTGCGTTCGATCCGGAAGACCCTATGAGGTTCTTTACGCCTTCCTCGTCGAACCCCAAACCGAAAAGATATTCCTCCATCTGCGGAGCCTTCTCGAAGAAATCCGGAACGTCGGTCTTGATCTGGCGTTCCATATCCCTTCGGTCGATCTCCGCTCGGAGGTCGTCGATCTTCGCCAGCAATACTGCTACCGCTTGCTCTGGATCCTCGGTAATGAGCGCCTTCGGATCCAGGGTTGGCGTTTTGATAGCGGCGATCTGTCTTCCCAGGTCTTCGATTTGCAGTTTGAGCGCACGGTTGATTTCCCGTGCTTCGTGAAGCGCGGCAAGCGGAACTTGCTTGTCTGCCGACGGCTTCGCGGGTTCCGCAGGGGGCGTGGCCGCAGGGGGCGGGGTGGCCGGAGTTGGTTCCCCGGGAGTCGGTATCACGGCCTTTTCTACTGTCGGTTCTGCCGAAGGCGGCGTTGCCGGAGGCGGCGTTGCCGGGGGTGCTTCCTCCCCGGAGAGTTCTGCTTCTGTGTAAACCTGTTCCTCTGACATTGGATCTCCTTTTTTACGCCTTGGAGGGCGGCTTTTTCTTCGCCGGTGTAACGCCACCGGGCAGCGTTTTTGGAGTCTTCAAAAATTCAGCGGCCTTCTCTGCCGTGGTGTCCTTGATTTGCGTAATCGCTCCCCACGTTTCGCCGGCCATGATTTTTCTTAGGACTTCTTCTGCGGTGATTCCGGGAACGGGCGGCAACATGGGTGGCGCGGCTGGCTCTGTTGGTGCGGCTGGCGGCGGGGTTTCCTTTGCCGACGAGTCGATTATCATTTTCTGCTGCGTGATTTGATCCTGCTTGGCCTGTGCCTCCGCCAGTTTCGCCACGACCTTTTCCTTGTTCGGCACATCGCTCATCTCGAAGGCGGTCTGCGTGACGACCAGCGCGACATCCGGCGTCATTCGCGTGGCGAGATCCAGAAGTCTCGCGCTGGCCCACTGGCGCGTCGTTTCGGTTTCCGGATGCTCGGATACCTGTATATCGTACCGGCCTTGCGTGAGATTGTTCTGGCCGTCCTTGTTGAACGTGATGAATTTATCTTTTCCTGTTTCATCGTCGGTGATCCGGATGACTTTCTCGTAGTTCCAATACTGCTTCATCATCGACAGCATCAATTCGCCCATGCGGTGTTTCGTCAGCCGCATATTGTCGAAAGGTTCCGTGTTGACCGTCGCGCCCTGCCTCTGCCGCGCCTCGATCGCCACGCCGCTTCGGGCGTTCGTTTGAATCCCCATCTGTTCCTCAACGGCGCCGGAAACCTCCTGGATCTCCTGTTTGGCCTCCTGCATGATCTTGAAATGTTCCGCTGCAAGCGCCACGTCTTGCTGGAACAGGAATCGCTTGTACTGCAAGGCGCCCGCCGTCAACTCGACCCAAGCGTCGGGACGTGATATCTGGCTCTTGGCTTCATTCGCGTTCTTGAAGGCGCCCGTTTCGAAGAAGACTCGGCGCGTGGAAAGGATGTGCGAATACTGGCTCCGGCTCTTGTTGACTTCACGCTGCGGATCCTTCATGTTCCGGATCATCCCATAGGGCTGTCCGTCCTCGTCCATGTAGCAGATGAAGGGTAAGAGTGGATAGCGATTATGCTGGTAGGGAAGGCGCTTTTCCGGTTCGAGCAAGACGTTCCCGGAGAAGATCACCGAATAGATTCGATCGACGACTTTCCTCACGACCCGAATGACCGCTTGATCGGCGATGAGCGTTGGATTCGCCCGAAGCGAATCCTGGTTGACTTCATCGACTCGACCGTCCCGGTATTTTATGAAAACTGCCGGCTCGGGTTTCTTGAAGTACATCTGCACGGCGAGAACGCGCTTCCGGGCGGCGTCGAACCACTTGCTCTTGGTCGTCGTTTCCCCGGCGTATTGGTCGCCTTCCTTGGTAACGTGAGGTTCTGCAAGCTGGTCTTTTTCTTCCGTTTCGAATTTCCCCTTGGCGTGGGGCCATTTCAATTCCGCGGTTTCGAGTTCCAGCCATTTTACCCGGTAGATGTACCGGGCATCGTCCAAAAGAAGATCACGTGCGTATGGATCCCACCCGACATTTCGCCAGTTGACTTGCAGGATTTGAATTTCTTCCTCGGCCGGATCGTCATTCAGGCAAACCTCCAACCAGCCGATTCCCGCTTTGATCCCATCGAAGAAGGCGTCGGAAATCTTGTGGTCCGCGTGGTTCTGATCCTGGATATACTTAAATCCCGCCGTGATCGCGTCTGCCGTTCCGCCGTCATTCTGCCCGCGTGGTTTCGCATCAACGTCGGTGCGGCTTCGAATCTCGATTCCTTTTTGGAGGTCGATCGTGGGCTTGATCCGGTTGATGGAAAGGATCGGCCGGCTCTCTTTCGTGAGGACGTCGATGTCTTTCTGGTCCCACTGGCCCTTCCCGCCGTGGTAGAACTTCCCGTCTTCGCCTGAATCCTTGCGCCAGTCGAGGCTCTTGTTTTCCGATTCCTCGTACCATTGTCGGTACTTCGCCGTGGGGCTTGAATCCTCGACCGAATTCAACAATGGCTCTTTTTCGGCCAAATCGGGCTCCTTAAATGCTCATCCACGATCTTTGCGGCGGTTTCGGCTTGTAACGGTCCCTTTTTTCTTGCTCTGCGACTTCCTCGGCCATTCCGAAGGCAAAATCCTTCATTAAATCGTACAGATACGCGATCATGTTGATTCCATCGTCATGCCAGACGGGGAAAAAGCTCATTTCCTGCTTCAGCCGGTCAATAAAAGACGTTGGAATTGCTAATGAATAGTGTATTTTCCCATTGTTCAGGGGCCAGGAGAGGGCAGAGTCGATCATGGTGGACTTGTGCCGACCGGCGGGGCGTAGAATGACCCCATTCCCACCCTGCGTGTCGAACCTGACGTGCCTCCCGTGCGCTCGGAGGGCGCTCTGGACATGTAGGTGCGTTGTGGATACCCCTACCTTCTCGACCCCGAGCTTCATAATCGTCCCGGCACGAATGTACATTCGGATGATCTGCTCGATTCCCTCCGAATTTGTTGCCTGTTCGATCCATAAATCCTCAATAAATACATTTGACTGGCCGATATCGTCCACGAATGGCTCGACACCCACGACGCCGATGGCCCAAGCGTCGGAGCTTTTGGCTTCCAGGTTGCTTGCGAGGTCGCCGGCGGGATCCACCAGCATGAACCTGTAAAGTCCCTTCGGGATGAACTTGCGTTCCACAGGTTTCAGGTAGTCCGGGTTCAACCTCTGGCTGGATCTCGGGGAAGGATCGAGAAGCTGCTGACATGAGAACGTCCTCGTCATTCGAAGCTCGTCCCAACGCTTCTGCGACACGAAAACCGGCGAACCCGTGGCGGTCCCATCGTCCGACCCGGGTTTGAATCGCCTGGTATACATGGGCTTGCCGTCCAGCCCGGTCTTCCCTTCGATGAATTTCAGCGGACCGTTGTGATGGTAATATGTCCCGACGACCCGATGGATTCCGCCTTCCTTTCCGATGTTCTGCGAGGAATCGAACTTCGTCTTTACTTTCTCCATCATTTCGGGGCTTTCCGCAATATCCTCGGTTATGATATCGTCGTAGATCCGGCGCTCGAAGTGGAATCCGGTGGGCATCCCCTCGATCAGCCCCCAGGCACTTACCGTAGCCTCGGGCCGACTTCCGCTACGCCGCAAAATCAGCCCCTCGTCCAGCGACCACAACGGCGCGTCTTTCTCGCAGTTCTGCCAAACCACGTCAGGAAAACATTCGTACAAGATCCGCTCGTTCTGGAATAACCCCTTGATGGAAAATAGGAATTTCTTCGCCACCGGACGTACATACGAGAAAATCCCACAGGCGTCTTCCGGATTCCGCAAGATACTCTGAATCGTTTCGGCAATCGTGATTATCGAGGACTTACCATGCTCCCGAGCCCAAACATCCAGGGTGAAGTCCGGAGGACCGTCGGCAACCTCTCGACACGCATTTACCCAAAATGGATGATTTGCAACGGGAATTCTCATTACAAAATAAACAATGAACCATAAATCGTTCAGGATAAATTCGCGAATGGCCGCCCTTTGGTCCGTCTTCCCGGCCTCAACATCCTGTGCAAATCGAACATAGTCGTGCCGATAAATGCAATCATCCCTCGGCTCGAATTTCATTCGGTTTATTACAATCAATTCAGCCCCCTATGGCCTTCGGAGGCTTCGTGCCACGCCTTCTCCCGGGAGTCCAACCATGCTCCACCGCGTTCAAGAGCCGCTTCTGGCTCATCGCCTTATCAAGACTCGTATGCTTCGAGTGAACCATGATCGGAGTCGAAACGCTGTATCCACCATCAGCTTTGCGAATCTTTACGGGCATTTATTTAATTTCCTCCCAGGAACCCCCAGGCTTTCTTCGCCACCTTTTCCCGGTAGAATCCGTCTGAATCTCGTCCTTTTCAACGGGGACAGGCGATTCCCGCTTGCCCGAATTGAGCGCATCCATGAGCCTCCGATACGAGCCAACCTTGCGGTACAGAAAATCCTCCCCCCAATTCGGCATCTCTACTCCTGCGTTCCACGTGGAACGTCAATGAGTCCAGTCAACCATAGACTCCATTTCGCCGAAAATGTCCAGGAATATCAGCCCATCTGACCAAATCTCAAAAAATTGCACCGGCACCGGAGGGAAAGGAATTTTCGGAAAGATCGGCCTGGTTTGGGGCCGTACCCCCCCCTCTTTCCCCGGAATAAAACCCGGTGGATAATATATATTATGTAAAGTTGCCATCTATCTCCTTGATATCGTTGGGTATATTTTTGGGGGTATCGTCGTTTGGGTTTATGCTGTTGTCTACCTTCACGAACGATACGCTTCCAGGTGTCTGTTCCTGGCGAACCGGATACCGCCGATCCGCGTACAGCTTCGCGGCGCCGAGAGCATCGGAACCCTTTACCACCCGGAGCTTTGCCCCTTTGTCGAGGAAATTATCAATGACTTTCTCAAGCTTTTCGTCCCGCGAGGCCGACAGAAAAGCCTTAATCCCTTCCCCTTGTTCTTCCAATCTTTGCAGGATTCGGTATCCTGTCGAGCTGTCGATTCCAAGGAGTGCAGAGGCTTTTGGGATAGAGATTCCTGTTGATATGAGTCCTCTTAATGCTTTTTCCGTAGCCTTTTGGAGCACTTGATTACGCTGGTATTTTTTCTTTCCATTCTCTTTTGATGGAGTGGCCGGTTCGATTTCGGGCGTCAGGGCTTGATTTTCCTGGTCATTTCCCATGTGACAATTTATGGCACAGATCGGATATTCTTGTCAAGCGCATTTTTTTCAGACAATCGAGGCGCCGGACGTGTGATTGCCTCAAAGCGATATCACACGGCCGGACGGCGCCGGTTTCGGACGGTTTGGGTATCTTGCCTTGATGCCCTATTGGTGTGGTATCCTGCTTTTCTCCCCGTGAAGTTATCCACAGGCTACCGAGTTATCCACAGGGAAGAAGATCTTAAGGGCTTTAGGTCTTAAGGGTCTAAGGTCTTAATTCCAGTTCCTTGCTTCGCCAGGGTATCGGCAGGGTATAGCATACCCCCAAGGCAGGGTATCGCCAGGGTATCGGGGGGGTATATTCTTGTACAAGGTTACGGCAAAGGCCATGCCATCTTCGTGTAAACTTTATTTTCAGTTGTATGTTGGCCTGTTAAAAGACCTTGCAGGATTTGCCTATATTTTGGGCATTGTTTGGCATGAATCTTTCGTGCTTATCTTAGTAGGAGGTCGAGTTTTTATAGAGGAAAGGAGGATTCGAGGATGCGAGAATTTTGGTCAGGCTTTTTGGTTGGTATCGCGGCCGGGACTCTCCTTTATGCCGCCCTGGTCAGTTTTGAGTCACCGGCGCCCGACCGAATTATCTCCTATCGGGAGGCGGAGCGAATCGCCGCGTGGTCTTGCCGCTGTGATACCTGTTGCGAAACCCTGGACCGACTGGACGCGGACGACCGCGAGGAAGGAAGGCAGGAATGACGAAAAGATGCTTCACATGCGGGAAACCCGTAACGAGGGGATCTTACACCGTTTCCACGCCTATGACTTCTTTTGCCCGTATGATCCTGGGCTCTGTTATTTATCGGCACCGGAAACCGTGCAAAAGCACCCCGAGCGCGAGGAAGCCGATTGTGCATCAACTAAACGCTTGGAAGAAGGGAGTCATTCATGCGAAAGAGGCTTGAGAATTACTTCCGGGCAAGTTTCCCATGCGTGGCGATTCAGACCACGGAGGAAACCCGCGCCCTGGCCGATGTTCTGGAAGCGGCCAAGGCATCAAACAAGGCGCTTTTCACCTGGTCCGCGTCCGAGGGCATGAAAAGAATTTCCTCGAAGGAGGGTGGACCGCAGGATTACCCTGACACCCAAGTGCTCGGAACCGTGGCACGGCAGCGGCCAGAAAATACCGTTCTGGCGCTCCTGGACGTCACAGGCTGGCCCTT